TGCCCGGCGACCATCTTGTGCATGTGCTCCTGCATGTGGTTGAAGGCCTCTTCGCAGAAGGCACGGGCGTCCTTCTCGGTCTTCATCCCGTTGAGCCAGTTCCAGTCGCCATGGATCTCGGCACCGAGACCAAAGCGAAGGGCCGTCCGGCGCGGGCCTGCCGGAGGGACGAGGTGGTAGGGCGGCGCTTTCTTCGACCGCGTGACGCCGGAGGCGAGACGATGCTGCTTCTTGGTCATGATGACACTCTCCAGTCTGAGGAAGGAAGAAGAGGGGACACAGCGTCCCCTCCCCTCCGTCGGTCTACCCCTCGATGGGCATGAAGCGGGCGATCTTGTTCCTCGCCGGGTACTTCTGCTTCGTCTCGGGGTCCTCGCGCTCCTTCTCCTCCTGGACCACGGCCGCGCACTCCCGACCGAGGAGCTGCTCGGTGTCCTCGAGGATGAAGTCCTCGGTCTCGCCGGTGGCCTCGAGCAGCTGACGGGTCCGGAAGCGACCTTCCCCGTCGAGCATGAGGTTCTCGAAGAGCTTGCGGCCGTGGAACTCCTCGGCGGACTCGGGCCCGAAGATGGTGAACTGGACCTCTGCCATCGGGATCTTGGTCTTCTTGGAGACCTTGTACTCCGCCTTGTCGAGGCGGACGTGGTAGATGCCCTCGGGCACAGGCGAGCCAGACGGCATGTCACCGAGACGCGACGCGGTTGGAATCTGAACCATGTGAACTATCTCCTTCGAACGTACGGGTTTACTTCTTCACCGGCTCGGCCGAGCTAGCCTGCGCCGGGTCTTTCGGGTCGAGCAACGCGAGCTGCGACTTGTCTCCGAGCATGTATCGGATCAAGGCAGCGATGTCAGGATTGCAGCGAAGAGGAAGAGGCGTCGCCGCTTCGGGAAGACGTACCCGAGCAGGCGACCCGCCCTCGCCCTTCGTGATCATCCTGTGTTTCCCGGCGATGACGCGGAGGCGAATCGTCGCGTCCGGCCAGCCTGGGAGTTCGCGAGGGAGCTTCTGGCCTGGGAGTTCGGGGGCAGCGAAGATCGGTTCCCCGTCTTGGCCTCCGAACAAGCCCTCCCGCGCGATGATGTAGAGGTGGCCGTGCAGCTCGAAGAGCTCCTTGTAGAGCTGCCGGCCTTTCTCGGCGAGGAACCCGTAGGCGCCTCGAGGGTCGAGCCCATCGCCTTTCTGCGACGGCGCATGGAGATCAGGCCAGCCCTTGATCTGCATGAACCGTTCGAGAGGCATCTCTCCCCACTGCGTGATGGAGTCGAGGACGACGGAACCGAACTCCGTGCCGTCATACTCGATCTTCTTGGGCTTCGACTTGAGCACTCGGAGGATCTCGATCAGGTCCTTGTGAGTGGTGAACGGGATGAACGGGATGTCATCCGACGCCAGCGAGAGGAGCCCATGCGTCTCGCCAAGTTCGCAGGCGAGTATGAGCGGCTCCATGCCGCCGGCTTTCATCGTGCGGATGGATCGGGTCTTGCCTGCACCCGCAGGCCCGTAGCCCAGCACCGTGCCGAAGGAGGCCTTCAGCTGATCGGTGCGGGAGAGCTTCGGGAGGGAGGGGGGAAGAGGTGGCATTTACCCCTCGTCCTGGTCTTCCTCGGCCTGCAGCTCCTCGACGAAGTCGGAGATCTGCGAGGCGGCGTCGGACAGCTCGATCTCGTTCTCGTCCGAGACTTCGAGACCGTCCTCGGTGTTCATGATGAACGCGGACACTTCCTTGGCGAGCTCTTCACGGGTCATGGTGTTCACTTCTCCTGTGCCGTCGATGGATTCTCCTGGGGCGCTGACGGCGAAACCTCCCCAGTGAGAGCAGCGTAGGCCTCATCGACGTAGTCGGTCTCACGCTTGTTATACAGAGCCCGGCGGACCTCGGTGTCCTTCAGGCAGATATCGCGGAACGGGCAGGTGCCGTAACGGAAGCAGTGCTCCGTGTTCCGCGGGAAGACGACTTTCCAGTCCTCGCCTGCCGCTACACGAGCATGCTGGACGCGGATACGATTGTTGATCTCGACCCACTCGCGCTCGAACTCCTGGAGCTCTTCGAGTGTCCGGGTGAAGAAGTCCCGCACGAACTGGGGGACCTTGGTCTTGACAAGGACGTCGATGATCGCGCCCCGGATGAACACGGGTTCGCCGCCTCGGGCGATGGACTCCATCGTCATGTGCTTGGTGAGCCCGTAGATGTAGGCGGAGAGCTGAACGTCGAGCTCGTACTTTAGCAGGTCGCGGGGATCGTTCTTCGCCGCGGTTTTGTAGTCGACGAGATAGAGCCCGCCCTTCGCTGTGGAGAGGTTGTCGGCCTTGCCGCGGAGGTAGACGTTCGTGTCGTCGCCGACCTCCACCATGAACTGGATCTCCTGGTTAAGGGGAGTCCAGAGTTCGCCAGTTTGCTCGTAGTGGGCCACGTAGGCGGGAAGGAGCGTCTTGACGATTTCTTCGGCCTCCGGGAGGTCTTTGTCCTCGAACGCGAGTCTTGGTCCCGCGCGCTCCGTGAGCTTCTTGATGGCGAGCTCGACGCCCTCTTGGACTGTGTAGCCGGAATGGATATGTGCGAGGCCGGCGTGCGTCGCGGTGCCGATTTCCAACGCGCTCCGCCGTCCGATGGGCGAGAGGTTTTCCAGACGCTTCCACCCGTAGAGGCGTTGGCAGTTCATGAAGTCCTTGTAGGAGGACTGGTTCATGATGATGGGCGTCTTCATCGCCTCCTTGAGCATCGCTGCCCAGAGCGAGGCGACGGCGCGAGCGATGGAGTCAGGAACCTGGATCATCCGTTGGCCTCTTTCGGAAGTGGGAGTTGCACTGCGGTGTCATCGGGGATGTCGCGGGGACGCCATTTGACGGGCCACCCGGCGAGCGCCGCGGCGGCTTCTTCCACGCGACCGTGCTTTGGTCGGACGAACCCTTCGAAGGGGTGGGAGTAGCCGCCCGTGTCGCGATTGGGTAGGGACATCGCAACGCGAATCATCCCGCCGAGGTAGGTGAGTCGAGCCCAGCCACCGCCTGCGAGGAGATACGTTCCGATGTTCGATTGCCGTTCGACGAGATCCACACAGGCGGGGAGAACGTCCGCCTTGTGGTCGGGCTCGGTGAGGTCGATCCAGTCGAAGGACTCGATCGCGATCGCCGCGAGGGCGGCGGTTTCTTCTGGAATCGAGAGCTCCGTGATGAGGAGCTTTTCGATTCCCATGCGGTGACCGTATGTGGTCCAGTGCGAGGCGAGGTCGATGAGGTACGTACGAGAACGTTCCTCATCCCACGCCATCGGGATCGCCGCGATCTGGTACTGTCGGAATTGAGCCGTTGCATCCGCCGGAAGCGTGACGTACAACGCACAGACCGCTTCATCTTCTTGAGTCCGCATCCAGAGGAGGGGGTTCTCCTCGGACTGCATCCAGATGTCTTCGCGGTCGTGGAGATGCTCGAGGAGCTCGTCGTATTCCCACCACGTCAAGGAGATCATTGCTGCCTCACTGTGAAGGAGAGGAAGGGTGTCTCAGCGGCATCGGCAGAGCGGATGGTCCCGCCGACGCCCACGATCGAGCCGATCTCGGTCGAGGAGAAGGGCTTCTGCACCTCGAAGTAGAGGAGCTCGCCGGGCCGGGTCTCTACGTATGTCACGTCGGGGACCTCAATCCGCTTGAAGATGCCGACGATGGTTAGTCGCATGAGTAGGGCGTTGGGTCCGGGACCTCGGCTTCGCGGAGCGCTTCGCGTCGCTCGACGCACGTCCCGCAGAGGCCGCAGTGGGTCTTCTTCCCCTCGTAGCAGGAGTAGGTGAGTTCGATCGGCACTCGCATCTGCTTCGCACGCCGCGCGATCTCGGTCTTCGTGAGGCGGATGAAGGGCGCTTCGAGCTCGACACCGGTCTGCGTCCCGAGGTAGAGCGCGAGGCCCGCCGCCATGGCGAATTCTGGACGGCAGTCGCGGTAGACCGGATGATCGCCGGCGTGCGCGGCATACCAAATCTTCTCCGCCCCGATGGACTCCGCGAGCGCTCCGGCTAGGGCCAAGAGCAGCATGTTGCGGTTCGGGACGACGGTGGTCTTCATGTTCTCGGAGGCGTA